GCATGCTTCTCTGGATACATCTGCCCGAGTACTTTTAAACTATCGGGCATTTGCCTTAGCGCGTCTCCGCTGTCTATTTCGTCGACGACGGGCAGCTTTGCCAGTTTGTTTAGGTCTAGCTTTTGGAGATGCTTGTGTTTGTTGGGGTTTTCGCTGTTTCGGTTTTGCACTCCGAACACTCTGCCGCCCTCCGATATTAAGTTGCCTCATCATAATATCTAACGGCGGCTGTGAGAAAGGAGCTGGCACTACCATGCTATTTAACAACATATCTTTTCTAAGAGTCATATCATCATATAATGGTGATGGTCTCGCTAGATCAATGATGTTAGATTGCATAGCTAATTCCCATTCCATACACATCGTGACTTCGAGTCGGAATTGTGCTGCAGTTGAAAGTTTTATGTTCACCTCTTGAAAGGCGTCATCCCAAAATTGGCAACCTAATTTTCCTGTTGGTCCAGTTAATCCGTCTACTCCACAAAATATATTTGTGTAAGTATTTGATGCGGCGGATAAAGACTGAAGTACAAATGCACCAGTATCATACCAAGGTACATACGGGTGATCAGTAGCCAATTTTGTCATTTTTAAAACTCCATGCAGACCATTTTCGGGTCTAAGTACGACTTGATCGGACGTCATGGTTGAATATTCGAAGGGCGTTGTGTCCACTGTAACAAATGCGGCGAGTCCAGCTGAATTAGAAACATTAGCTGTTGCTCCTGCAGCTGAGTACATATATTGAGTGTTAGTGCCGTTTGAACTTCCGACAGTGGTAATCCTCGCTTGCAAGTTATCAACTACTACCACACCAGCAGCCAAAGCAGCTGCTCCCGTGTAATATAATCGATAACCACAAGTAATGATTCTAGCACCTACAACATTAGTTGATTCGGCTGCGCCTGCTCCAACACTTGGCATGAGTAAATTCATAGCAGTTGAAACAGGTGCACCGACTAAAGGGGCTTCTCCACTTGGTATAGGATTCGTAACGTTAGTAACACCCAGAATTGTACCATTTACTAACGAATTTGCAGCTGTCCTTGGATGAAACCGAACAGGATAAGGAAAAGTAGGTGAAATCCTAAATTCCAGTTGATCGGTGTCAATCAAGGATATGTTGTAAGTCGTTTTGAAGTCGCGCGTGACAACATTCTTACCGCGACCGTCAGGGATCTTAACGGATCCTGGGAGCGGGGAGAATGGGTCATAGCGGCAGCGTGTGTAATGGTCGCCCATGATTTTGTTATCAGGGGTGTGAACGCCCAAGGAACGCTCAACGAGGTTCGATGTTCGGTCGACGTATCTGGTTGGATACATTTAGTATATTTTATTTTATTAATTATTTCGTTATAGTAATTTATCATTTAGTCGTTTATTAACGTTAGCGGGGTGGCTCGGACACCCCATCAATTTAATGAGCATATGGGCAGTTCTGTCGGGTGCAAGGGCGACCACGCTCTGCATTTCGACATTTTCGTTGCGGTACTGCTGGAGGTTTGACTTCCTTTTTCTTCTTAGCTTTTAATAGCTGCCCTTGGTAGACCGCTGAGACTTCAACCTTAGGTGGTTCCTTAGAAATAGGTACTCTAAACAAATCGTCCAATGTTTTAGCATTGTTAAAACGAGCTTGTAAGACCATAACTTCTACATAACCTCCTAAAGCCTCGGCCACAACATCATTTGCTAATTCTACCAAATTCGTTGGGGGAAAAGGATCCTCATATCTTAGCCAGTACGGCATGTCACGTTTCACGAGATGATCCCATCTGTTACTTTGTTGACCAACTATGCGAATCACAGCCCGAGCCCAGTCCGAGAGGACAGGAGTGTTCACATCAGTCACGAGATAAGCCTCTGCTCTCCGTAACATGACAACATTTATTGGCACTTCTTTTGGTGTTGCTGAGAGATGTAACTTTCGGAGTTGACGTGGTACATCAGCTATAGTGTCTATGCACACCCAGGGGTCGAGGAAAAATCTACCTAAAAAAGGTACACTTTTCCCTCTAATTACAGTTTCAGCTTTCAAGCTTAAACCGAACCCTTTGAATGTCTCCATTAACACTATAGGATTGATATCCCATGTCAAACCGTCATCACCCGCATAAATGCCCAATCTATCCCAAGCTTCCTCTTTAGTCAACCCGCTTCGTCGTAAGGCAACATAAGACATTTTAGCATTCAAAAATGTGTTACGCCAGCTCGTTCGGCTAGATCCACTTAAAGTGTTATTTGTTGGCATATATTTAACATTATGCTTTGTTTTACCACGAATATTTTGTTCTTGTTGGCATAATTTAATGACTTCTGCTTTATATACTGGTGCAAAAACTCTCGACACCAACATTTGACAGCAAAATTCATTAAATGCTCCAGTTGAACCATCCATTCGTGAAACATCACTCGGCACAACAAACGATGTTCCCAAACATTTGTCATGTACGCGCTTTGCGAGTTCTACAGGGTGCTTTCCAAAACCATACCAATGCAGTGCTTTAAACACAGAATCAGTTAAGGCATAGGAGAATTGACCAAGTCTAACATTATGATCTGGGGGTAATGTAGATATATTGCGGGGGTGCGTAATCTTAGCGTAACTTTCAGCTTTCTGAAAAGATCGCACAACTGCACGTCCTGCATACAAAAACATTGATACCGAATCCAGTAATCTTCGTTGACTTGGCCTATCCCACTTTTGGACTATGTAATCAAAACTATAGGGGACTAGTTTATTTTCATGTTCGCCGATAACTCGGTTAACGAACTCTAAACTCATGTCCACTAACTCCTGTGACACCATAGTTTTGTTGGCTACATCTAAGACTCTACCTTGTATACAAGATACGTCATTATTGTAAGATCTAACAGCCGCGACACCATCATAAAAATAAGGTTCACTTATTTGTCTCATAGTGTCAACGCCGTCTTCCAAAACTAATGGTGCAAGGGTTTGATATCCATATTCACGGATAGCATTAGACCGTACCTCAGTCTTGACTATTTGTTTCAAGAATACTTCATCACAAAAAGCTGTGTAGACCAAAGCTGCTGCCACGTGCGCGTTACCAACACCACATGCTGTTAATACCCTTTCGATATCACCCATATTAGGTTT